GCAAAGGCTGTCTTGGACCTAGAAGCTGAGCTCGAATTGCTAAAGAGTCAGCGTGCAACCTTGAATGCTAAGAGCCCTGAGACCTTGTGGATCACGGATCTGAACATGTTTAGTGTGGCCTATGATAAGTTTCACGGGGCTCGCGAGGCATCTCGTGCTTCTGAACCTAAGAAGGTGGTGAAGAAGGCTAAGAAGTAATTATATTGACACAAAATTTGACCACACTCATATAATGACAGTAATCCTCCAATGCAGTCTCAAGAAATCACTGACTATAGACTAATTCTAACTAATTATGATAGTGATAAATTAGATAAATTCATATCAGACATCAATGCCTATTTGAAAAAAGGATATACTCTAAAAGGTCCTACAAAATCCATTTCAACTTATCTGTCACAGGTTGTCATTAAGTGCGTTTCTTCAGAACCAGTTATTGAAAGATACAAAATTGTTGGTATGTATGGAAACAATCCAATGATCCTTGAAAGGTCTGTGATGGATTCACTTCGCGATGGCTGGTCTATTTATGGAGATCATGATTATTCGTCTTATTCCACAGACAGCACATTTTACACTTGGCAGGCTTTAGTCAAATACAAGAAGATAACCGAAAATCCATTTGATACAATTTAATAAGAAAGATGGATTTTTCTTAGAAAAATCTATCAAAACTTGCAGACTTAGAACCCGTCTTGGTTAACTTGATAGGATGGGCCAGCGGTACAGGTAGATTCTGCAGATCATGCAAATATGTCTTATGCATACTGCACTCTGCCAAAATCTTAGGAACACACCAGTCAGCTACAAGCTGATTGAGGTCTGAAATCTGGCCAGGAATATTATTCGGTTGATTTTTGCCATACTGTAAATACATGGCTCTCATGACTATTAGAAGTTCATCGACCGACTGTTCATCCACTAAGAATTCAGACTTAGAGCGGTCATAAACTTCTTTTCTAATCTTGTTCTGAACAATCTTGACATTAGCAGGACTAAAATATGCCTGATTTAATGGTGTAGCAGACATATTACCGCGAATAGCATCGGCACCCTCGTTATTGCCAACCTTTGTGCGATATTCAAAACCGGGTACTTGTGACTCAGAATCACGAGACTGTAAATTTACACGACCATTGTTCATCAAACCTATTAGAGGAGAGTTTTAATTTTCCTTTATTAAAGACGAAGATGCAAGGGGTAAATTCTCTGTGACCGAGAGTTAAATTCTTTAGTTGACCTGCCAGTGAAACTGGCGTCACTAAAGAATGGTCGCTCTCGTCAACAGAGAATGAACCTAAAGGGGACAGCATGTCCTCAAAGCAAGGGGTTTAAGGGGACAGCATGTCCTCAAAGCAAGGGGTTTAAGGGGACAGCATGTCCCCTCGTCTAACATGAGAAATGATCTGTCCAAGAAGAGAAGTCGGAGGAATCTGACTTTCATCTTCATATGGTAAATCTCGTTTTCTTAGAATTGCACGATATAAATGTACACCAACCGTCTTAGGATTTTTTAAGATAGATGCACACGTCTGAGGAACACCAAACTTGGATTTCAAACATCCTTTAGGTTCCAAATTTTCCGCTTTTACAAATATTCCATCTAAGTCCCACCAGTTCACAGGCATGATAAATTCTGGTGGTTGAATATAACGATGGAGTTCCGGGCCGAGAGTAGACTGGAAGATTTTCATGAAAGTCCACGCAGAGTCGGCAACTACACCCTTGGACGCCTTGCAGATTTGTTCAGCCCAGGGCGAATGCGGCTCCCGAGCACCGATACAGGCATTAGTTGGTTTAGAGGTCTCTTTGGATTTGTACGCTCCCGCCTGCATAGTCCTTTCACTAACAAAGAAATAGGGGGCTCTGAGGAGTCGGGAGGGAATGGGTCGAATCAAGATGATGTCAAAGTCCATCCAGATCCCACCCCGTTGTCTCAGGAGCTCGTACCGGAACAAGTCACTGAAGGGGAGAGCCTTGAACGCATCGTCCCTCTTAGTCTTGTGACCCCCAGCGTAGTTGAATTTTTGGCTCCTGTCAACAATAAGATCAGCATCAATAACGGTGACATACGGACGGATGGTGACGGGCACCTGTTCTCTCATGCTGTCGACACTGTCGTGAGTGAAGAGATCAACCTGAGCTCCGAATCTAACCCAGGACTCGAGACAGATAAGCTCAAGAAGAGAAAGAGGCGGGCCGGACCAGTACGCTTGTAACTTATATCGTTTAACTTTTTGTGTTTTTCTTGTTTTTCTTGTCATAGCCCTATTATATGATTGCAAAAATTGCAACGCAATTTTTAACAATCAAACGGCAAATGCTAAACCGCCCATGCCATTAGTAATTCTGACTAAGTTCAAACTCTCAATATAAACCGTAAAATCAAACACATACGGTGCTGCGCCCAATGGCCACGGTGTAACTTCGAGCTGGAATTCACGGAGACGACTTGTATTCAGTGTACCCGAAGGCTGTTCATGGTCTGACCCATTAAGACCAAACGGAATCTGATATACCGGACCCATGACATCATCTGGATTCACTGTTGGATTCAAACCCGTAATACCAGAACCCGTTGTAGTCATAAAAGGAACCTGGACTTCATAGAACTTAGCCGGTTTTGCCTCGAATAATTCATTGCCCGCACAAATCAATCGAGCACTTTGCAAAATATCACGATTACCATATCCCAGCGGTACAACTTGGCCCGAATTGACTTGATTGTTTCGATACGATGGATCTGTTAACGGCATAGGCACAAATGGAGGTTGGCTTCTGGTCTTCCAATTACTCAGATTCAAATAGTCATTTCTATACTCAATAGCATCAGAACGGCGACCAAAAAAGACCATACGATGAATGAGACCATACACTTCCAAGTCCATCTTAGTTGTAGTATTCACTCCTGGCAAAGTAAACATCTGGACTTGGTGAACCAGAGTATTGAGTTCCCGCTCAGCAAACATGGCCTGTTCTTTTTCGGTCAAATAGACATAATTTCCCTCTAAGTGTGCATTCATAATAAATCCCTCTTGAAGCACAGGTGTAGTAGCAGAATAAAATGTATTAAGGGGATCCGTGTTATTTGGCTGGGAATATGTATAGGAATTTTGAAGAGTAAGATTATCATTGGCTCCAGTAGTAGCTGGATTAATCGATGTTGGAAATGCGGGGTCTAACATAAGTTTGGTTCCATATCTTACCGGCTCTTTTTGTACTTCTTCGTCCATTATTCTGTAAAGCTCTCGAAGTGTCTTTAGAGTAATCTGGACTTCGACTTCGTGCAATTGAAGACTGACTAGAGGAAGAGCCTTTCCAATAGCCTCTGAAAACCAGAAGGGAAGCGGTACACGGATTTCCATAGTGGGAATAGAGGGAGCCTGTGGTACTTGAGCACCGGTCCAAACGGTTGGATACTGATTAGAACGACCATACAGTCCACGTTCGGGCTCATTGAGTTCTGGAACATCACCGACCATAGTCCGCCATTTCAGATATTTGTCAGAAGTCATATCAAGCTGTGCGCGAAGAGCAATCCATTCACCGGTGAATTCCTGAATCTTTGAACCACCTATGTAGATTCCAACGGAGCCTATAAAAAGAGGACCAAGCATGTGTATCCACCGAGGATTAGGTGTTCTTCCATTTACAGTGCCTATGCCGTAGAGTTCAGGAATATTGAAGACAAATGTTAGATCAGTTAAGAGATCGGCAGATCTTGGTATCTTGGCCCTAATACGAATTGGTGTGTCTAACATCATCTCATTTGGTCCGTCCATTGAGATTGTAATTGATTCCTGACTGAAATGGGTATGGCGCTTGAATACTTTGTAAAAATAGGTCATCTCGGGATTGCCACTCATGGCCTTGTTTTGAGAACCATATGCTACCAATGTCAATTCGCCTCCGCCGGGCATAACTCTATCTCATAGGTGTCTTTTTGGGTTTAAATGTACTCTTAAAATATATAGTATGATCTATGGAGGTGTAAAATATACACCTGTTCGACATGCTTTGTATTGTAAGAAATGCTTCGTTACAATAGAAAGTATTAGAAGTCTAGTTACCTGTAAGTGTGGTGCAATAGGAATTGACGAGGGCAGAATCTTGGGATGCTTAGAAGATATGGAGCCTAGAAGTATGTATGTTGCGACTATTAGAGGTATGAAAATCTGGTTACCACAGTGGGTTATAGAAGATAGCTTTAAAAATATAAAAGCAAGGGGGTCTGGGGGACAGCATGTCCCCCCTAACGTGTATTACCTAGTATAGGTAACCCACCAAGAATCTGCCAAGTACGGCGGAGCTGTCATCGTGCCATTATCTTCCAGCTGAGTCGAAGGTCCCGCTCTAAGTAAACTATCAATCTGCTCATAGTTCAGTGCATAGCCCGTGTACTGAAGACGACTGATAAATCCCGTTGCCGCGCCTAAGACCTTAAAACCCTGACCCGAAGGAGAAGATGTGCTGTCATCAAAAGACTCATTTTTAAATACAAATACATCACCAAAGTTCTGTTTAGGTACAGAAGATAATGTGATACGGTGGGCCACATTACCATTGATATATACATCAACATTCATGTTGCGGACTACAATAACAAGATGTACCCACTTTCCAATAGGAAAACTAGGAATCTCACAATTTGTATCCCACGCACCTGCCTCGTTCATATAGACAACCAGTGTATTCTCATTATTCTTTACAAAAACACCGGGGCACATCAGAGGCTTGTATGCAGAAGAGCCCTTGTGAAATACATGACGTAGACCAGGTGCCGTGCCCTGGAAATTTCTGTTATCCAAGTACAGATAACAAGAGTAAGAGAATTCTAAACCACTTGGTGCATTTATACTCGGCATAATTGTCATAGAATCTACTTGATTAGGGTCTTGCCGTATAACTTTGGTCGAATTATACAGTTTAGGAAGCATGAGAACCGTAGAATCCGAATAAATGGAAATGGTATCCATAAGACTCTTTCCGCCTAACATGGCCGCGTAAGCAATCCATGCAATAAGAAAGACCTGAATTAATTGTGCCAACAGAGATTCGCCCAAGGTCCAGTTATATACTGCTTTGACAGTTTCCATCCTATCGTAACTGTTGAAAAAAGTAATGTTGATTAGCCAGTGATTCTAGATGCAAGAGCATCAACACTGCAACCAGCTGGAAGAGCAGAATCTATTACACCCGTTAACGATGCAAACGGATCTCTCATTACAGATTCTGCCTGACCGGGAACGGACCCCGTAAAAGTCACATTTACACCAAGATACTTGGAAATATCCGTAATGATATTATGTTGAGTCTGAGAAGGACCCATCTGGTACACGCCATAAATAACATCGGGAGTCAGCTGTACGTTCCACATCTGTACCGATGCATACCGGCCACCAAAGCTACCTAGACTGAGATAGATGTCACCCATAGGAACCTGGAGAATGCTATCTAGTACACAACTGCGACTCAGTTTACCATTCATGTATACATCCAAAACCCGTCCACTGCTGACAATAGTAACACAGACCCAGCGTTGTAGAGGCACTTCTTTGATATCGCAGGGACTGTCTACCGTAGAGGAAAACATAGACTGGCTAGTCTGACCATTCAGAACTTGGGTCCTAGCATCTGGCATAGTAATGTCGGGGCCTTGGTTCGAATTAGTGGACCCAGTGGTAGCTCCGCGAATCATCAGACCATTTTGCATCGGGGTTAACATACCCACTAGGACACTACGATTCTGACTAGAAGTGGCCATAGGTCCCAGATTAAACAGAGGCTTGTAAGAGGCTACCCTGTAATTCCAGTCATCAACATAGATCCAGAAACTCAGCGTAAAATCCCCTCCAGTAAAGATTGCAGGTGCCTTTCCATTTTTCTTTAATGCAATAGGTGACTTACGGGCATCTTTTTCTCTGTCTAGGAACTGAACGTAGGAAGGATCATCACTGGGATACAAGTACGTATATACGATATAGACAACCAATAGTGCCAAAACAATGAACACTACTGTAGAAATCATAGATGAATTCTGTTGAAGGTATTGTCTGGCCTGGTCCATCTTCTATAGTTAAACTATGAAATTACCTGTACGGAAACTCCCACTGCAGTCCTTCACCTGCCGGAACATCTTTTCCTTTGCACTGCATCACAAATATATTTGGTATCTTGAGTGCTTTTAATAAATCCGGGCCAAGATAGGGGCGACCCTGGGAGTCCGATGTCTCCACATAATTTATGGCTACCTCACTCGTAGGTAAACGCCGGGGCCATACTTGGATATATGCTATTCTACCCATAACATTTGTCGGAACAATGGTTATCGATGATGTTGGATAAGGAGAAACATTGTTAAGTGTAGTAGAAGATATCAAAGACCCGTTGCAATACACGTCAATCGTGCGTCCCTCGAACGTCACCACAATCTGATTCCATCGTTGAAGTGTAATAGAATTTACTGTTACCGTCTGTGGAGGATCATTTGCTTCTTGAATTTTCCATATGAGTTGTTCTTGTGCTGCATTATATCCCACATCCCACACACCAGGCCATGTTAATAGCGGTACACTGTTTATTCGCATATCGGGGACAGCATCTAATTGTACATAAAAAGACAATGTATACGAATTTGCCATATTTTTTTGAATGGTTGTAATATCTACTATTGCGGGTGATGGAGGATTAAACAAATCTATAGGTCCTAACAGTTCCTTTGCGGGTCGACGTGTAGAATAGTCAATATAATATACCACAGCAATTGCTATAGCAATAATCAGAATTATACCGGCAAATATCGGAATCATGTAAGAAACGCCACTGAATTCCGAAAACTGTTGTGTTGCTTGACTGATGGAGCCAAATGTCTTGCGATATAACATTTCTGACGTGGTTTCCATCTTTCCTCTATTGATTCTATGGGATATTTTTTGATGAAGCACAAGACTGAGGTATAGTCATAGATGATGCACGACAGCCTCTAATCATATCTGTTGCAGATAATGGTGCATCCCACAACATAAGATTCTGCACTGTCCCAGAAAAGGGAAATGCACAGTACCGGCCATACCATGCATTGTTTTGTGTAGGCATAAATAGGGTTCCTTTGAATAACATAGTCGTATATAACTTGCATCCTACATAGACTTCAAGTGTCTTTTGATTGCACACAATTCCTATATTAAGAGGTTGGCCAATCGGCAAATCCGAAACAGTGGTCGATTCTAGAATTGTTAGAGGACCATTAGAATCCGTAAATGTAGTATGTACAAAGATATACATATCATTCGTATACTGGTCTAAGAAGATACCAGGATTCATAAAATCGGGAAGTCCATTGCCACTGTAATCTGAAGGCGGTAAGTCAGATAATCGGATACCAGCATGTCCACTTGGTCCAGCTCCAGCAGATGAAAGCCCACAAGGATTAGAGCCTCTGTGTATTATATGACGGTATTTGCCAGAAGAAACTCTAGAGTCACTGATTCCGAGTTGAAAAGACATGGAATATGTATCAGCGCGTACAGTGGGAGACAGTGATGTCGGGACAATCAGATTCTCACCACCACCTGTCCAGAATAATTGACCATTTCTAGCAGTAGTTGATAGACGACCAAAGGGATTTACAGGTAAGAAAGGATAATATAAATCGACCAAGATGATGATAACACCAATGATGAACAGTGCAATAAGAGCATAGATTAAGTAAATGGAGCTACTCGGTAATGCAGTTACATTAGGAATACCTGGCCACCATTTTTTGGGATTTGAATTTGAACCAAATGTTTGTCCCTGCATACTATTCTAGTCTAAGATGTTTCTAAACGTTCTTTCATCGTCTTTTTACCATGACAATTCCGGCACAGTGCCTCTAGATTTTCAACTTCATTAGTACCGCCTCGATAAAGTGCTTGGATATGGTCTACTTCATAGGATTCATCTAAGGTCTCTTTGCAGTGTGAGCACTTCCATCCTTGGTCCGCTGCCACTTTTTTCTTCATCAGATTTGTTACGGCTCGTTTTTCGACACCATAGACTCGGCTAGGTGTTTCTGTATAACGACCTGATGTTGATGGTAACATGAGATACTTAGCAAGTTCTAAAGAGTCTTTTATATGTTCCGGATTAGCCGTAAAATGCCAGTATAAGAAACCTAGCACAGCCAGGCCTCCTATCAACCGAGCCCAGCCATATAGATTCTGCATGGATTCTAACAGATATCTGCCTCCTAGTTCATAGCCGAGCCAAAGTAAGATTAAGGAACCAAAAATAAGTTCGGCTTCCCACATTATTATGGAGAGCTAAATTTCTTAGTCGATAGAGTATGCAGAGTAAAGGGAACATCTGCTATAAAGTGACCTATAAACTGCGGTACTAAAAACTGGAGTTGCATTGTCATTGTTGTAAAGAACTGAATGATTGCAAGAATCTCATCAAAAAAAGGTTCCAAAAAGACTATTATATGAGTCCACATTTTACTGAAAGGAACTTTCTTGATAGCCTTGTTCCATATATACGAATGAATATGATTATCGACCACAGTGTCATAATATGTAGTCATGACGGCTGCTAAGAAACCGATGCAATATACTGAGATAACTTTGGGCCAACTATCCATCTTGATTCCTAGAAAACGTGTTTGAGATGGTCCAAAAGACAAAAAGTTTTTACTGAACCCGCCTTCTTCATCAATGAATGTGATATATGATATTAGAAAAATTATGAAAATTAATACTGCAATCTTTGGATTCATAAGCCATTTTATCATCCCTTATCGAGGAATGATAAAATTAAAGTCATATTTCTTATTCAAAATGTTTGCGCCTTCTAAGTTTCTCAGTCTGAGCCCTTCTTCTCATAGTATGCCGAGGAGCTTTGGCCCGTTGTGCATGGGCCTCTTCTACCGAACCTGTTAGACCAGGTAAGACCAGAGTCTTAATATGAGCCGACTTTGCCTTTGTAGTAGCTCCCTTCAAATCAAAATCAATTTTCTTGTAATAATCACGGGTCTCTTTTTCAACGCATTTTGCAATCTTTTCACGGAAATAACAGACAAAGGAAACGCGTTGATAGAGCTCTTGACTACCAATTACTCCTGTAGCCTGGTCACGAGTTCTGATATCCGGGAGACTCTTATTATACTTGATATCTTCTGCAGTAGTTGTAATAGGTGCATTTGTATGCCATTCGTGAACGTCCATGGCTACAAAGTCTCCCGTACGGATATTGAAACCTACACCAAATCGAGGAAACAAAGTCTCACCACCATGATACTTGCCCCATTCAATTACGGTTAAGTTACCAAAGCCCTCCGTGTAATCACCGGCATCCTTGTGCAAGGCTGTTCTAAAATTACTATTGACCGTCAACGTACTGAATGCTGTTTCACCAATCTGAAACATTGGTTTCTTAGAGACTTCGGCCAGTTGTTTCTTGTGGGCGGCGGGCACAAGTTTCTTGAACTGGGTATCGATTGCCTCTAAAAATGGGAGACCATGTAAGAACTGTTTGAGACCCGAACGAGTATAACCAGTCATACGACATGGCTGACCCAGAAACGGAGTTTTCTCATAATAACCAATTACACCGCTTGAAACTACATTGTTAACACGCATCTTACTTTCGACTTGTTTACCATTAGAATCGGGTGTCATGTACTGAGCCGACCATTTATCGATTTTTACGGGTTTCCTACTACTCCAATAGATACCCTTAGTGTCTATTGGGCCCGCAGCAGCACCGCGGTTTCTGCTAGGAATAGCTAGAAGCCGGAAAGCATCCCATCCAATCTGTACTGTTTCTTTTGGAATAGCACTCTTTCTTAGTTTAGCTAGTAGTTTGCGCTCGGGTTTACCGGCCTTTACATCATCAGGATGAGATATAGCATAGACATCAACATCTTCGTCAAAAATCTGCATATCTTTGGTCGTAAACCATTCCCCCTCGTGTTTGGCAAATTCAGCATCGCTTACGCGTGCTTTTACTTCTACTTCTTTCATTCCTTATTACGGACCTAGATTTTTTGTTTCTATTTTTCCTATATCCACCTTTCGCATTTGTAAAATTAGCAAATTCTTGCATATTTACTAGAATTGTTTGTGTTCTATTATTCAAATATACCATGTTGCCAACATGTTTACCTTCATTCCAAAAAGAACCGAGTTTTATTGTAACATTTTCTTTGATATCACCATCTTCTATCATTTCATCTACAACAAACTCATTAATACACTTATACATGACCATTCTATATATTGCATCTATTTTAAGCTATAATACAAAAGAACTTCATTAATTCTTTTAAATTCAAAAAGAGCTTCTATAAATCCTTTTGTTGTTGCTCTTTTTATATAAGTCGGAGTACTTAGAATATTCAAAATATTATAAAAATAAGTAAGGATATCACATGTCTGAGAATTTATCCATTTACCAAATGGTGTTGTATTATTTGGTATAGAAGGACACGGGGGCCGTATTGAATTAAATAC